AGTGCGTCGACGATCTGGTAGTAGCGAAAATCGCCGATCACAGCGATGTACTGGCTCGCCGTGAGCGTGTTGGGCGCATATTCCGACACCCTGTACGGGATGTCGAGAAGCGTCCCCGGCGTGCCGGCCGCCAAGCCAGGCTGCCACAGGTACTGATTGTTGTCGTCCCGCAGCTTTCGCATCGCAGCAAGCACGTCCCTGTGAAATACCCATGTAGCATTGGGAACGTATGACTCCTTCAGCGAGTAGCGGACGTCGATCACCTCATTCGCGGTCGGCGCCGTAGTAGTGCCGCTGGCACTGATAGCCACGTCTCGACTGGTCGAGATGCCGTCAGCGCTGGCAGTGAAAATGCCCAGTGGCTGCTGCGCACCGCTACCAGTAAGAAAAGCCTTCTCTTGAGTGACACCGAACTTGTAGGCGAGCCGCTCTTGGACCAGCGAGTCGATCCCAATCGCGCTTGCGCGCAGAAGCTTGCGGGAAACCTTGATTCGCTTGGCGAGCAAGTGCGGAGTGAGAGTCCGTTTCCCGAAGTCCATGGCCGTGTCTTCATCGACCTCGACCACTTCTGGAGACCAGGTGCCGTCCTCGGGGTCGGCGTCCAAGCTGGCCATGCCCAAGGAATCGCCACTGGTAAGCTGCGTAGTGCTCGACAGCTGGCGGATCCAGAGCTGGTCGTCCAGCGCCCGAATTATTCCGTCAGCCATGCTCGCGGGCACGGTATAGCCGCCCGCCTCGGACGCGTCCGCCTGAAGCGCGCGAGCCTCGCCGGTCCTCAGATAGTGCCGATACGCCTTGACGCGCTCGGCCTGTTCCCGGTGCTCGGCAGTCTCGCCGCCCTCAGCTGCTCCGGCCTCTGGCGCCGCATCCCGAAGGTCTGGGCCCTGGCGCTCGGCCATCTCCTGCTCGATGCGCTCCTGGCGCTCGTGCGATGCGATCTGGTGCTCGAGCGCGTCGATCTCCGACCAGCGGCGCTCCTGCTTCTCCTTCGCCTCGCCGTCAAGCTCTCCTGAGGCGGCGATAGCGTCCAGCTCCGACCGGTTAGCCTTTACCAGCCGACCGAGCTGTTCGTGCAATTCTTTAACGTTAGTCCCCACGGGACCCCCCATGTGTGAGCTCTACCAAATCCAGACGGCTTCGATGGAAACGAACCCAGCTTTCCGGCTCGTCGCTCCGATCGTTGCCCTCTGGCGAGTGCTCCACCTGGAACGGGTCGCCGTCGGTCGCTGTCGGCAGGTAGGCGGACAGCCTCTCTATGTAGGCTGCCAGGATTGACCGATCCCCATCGGACAAGTCAATGCCTCTGTCTGCCTTAACGAGTACAACAGAAAGTCTGTTAGTGTCAACTCCAGCCTTCTCGCATAGAGAGCGCATGCCCACGCTGGTCTGCGGGTAGGCCGGGTACGTAACGGGGCTGACGTCAAAGAGCTTAACCTCTACCAGCTCCCGAGAGGGAGTCTCGTCTTCCAGCCACTCGTCCTGCACCGTCTGAAAGCCGAAGCTCATCTGGTCGATGTCCCCGCGATCAATCGACTCGACCACGCCGTTCGCCCATTCGGTATCAGGCGGGGAGATCGACACCCTCAGACCGGTGTCGTCTTCGCTCATCTCCAGCGTGCCGCTCCGTGACCTTCCGAGTAGAAAGTTGGGATCATGATTGAACAGGGCGCGCACATCGGCCCCCATGTCCAAAGTGCGCTTGAATGCCCCCGGCCGGATGCGCTCCCGAAAACCGCCGAGGTCCTCGGACCATTCCCCGAAAACGGCAGCGTAGCCCTCGATCGTGCGGCCCCCGTCATTGTTCCTCGAAGACCGCACCTCTGTTAGCGGAAAAGCTCGGCGCTCTACGTTGTTTTTTCCCATTGTCGCACCTCCTATGCAGCAACAATCTGACAATCACACTTCTGATGTAGTGGTGGATGTTTGACCGCTCGATAGCTGTGCAGCGGTCGCGCTCCCTCGGGGGTGAGGTCTGAGTTTGCCGGCCTGAAAGCCTGATCGATCCCGACAACCCGACCGTTCATTTCCTTACAGTACGGGCAGGTCGTCGCGCCGGCCGTCACCCACCGCAGCCTCCGCACCCCTGCGCCGCGATATGCGACCAGCGATAGCGCATTGGTGGCCCTAAAGCACTCCTCAATGGACAGCTTCGCCGGCCGAGTGGCTCCCCATTCCTCAAACCGCGTCCCCACGCGAACAAGGGGATCGGCGCCTTCTTCCAGTGCACCCCTGATGATCGAGCGGATCTGGCCTGCAGAGGAACTCAGGTAGTCGGCCACGAAAAACGCCCGGTAGTCCTCCACGGCCTTGCTATACGCCGCCTCGTCGACAGACTCAATCCCGAGCTCCTCTAAAACGTCCGCTCGGACACCACGGAAAATCTCGGCGTAGATCGGGTCGGTGGCAGACACCAACAGCTCGGCCAGCGAGGATCCCGGCTGGTAGAAGCTGTCCAGGTACGCGTCGAACTCGCCAGCCCCGCGCAGCACCAGCTGTTTTTCCGCCTCCCGCATCACGTCGGCACGCTCCCGGCGAATAACACGCTCTATGGCTGCCGCATAGACGCCCTGAAAACTCCGCGCCATGCGCCCGCGGCTGGCCGCGCTACGTAGGCCCCGCTGCTCCTGTACGACCGCGCCCGCCCTTGGCCGCGGATCGCCTGGCACAACATCATCTGTGCCATCGCCCACCTGGTCGTCGTCATCCTCGACGCTTGCGAACGTGTCCCCGAGTGGCACCATGTTGAGCGGTTGCCAGAAAATAGCCCCCTTGCCTTCCGGGATCGGGTTCAGGTTTTCCCGCTCTCGAATCTCGTCGCCACTTAGCCACCCGTTCAGGCGGCCCGCGTTGTAAAACGCCGCCCGCTTTTCTGGAGTGCCCCTAAGCAGCGCGTCGACGTTGAACTCAAAAAATAGAGACTCGCGCTCTCGGGCGCTGAGCAGCGTAGTATCGAGCTCCTGTTGCCAGGCCACCAGCCACGGCATCATCGAATACTGGACAAACTCGATGGCCATTTCCTCTACGTTCGAAAACGTCGCCCGATCGAGATCCCCGATCATGTGTGGGGGCACCTGATAAAATCGCGCGACGTCCGCGACGGAGTATTTCCTGCTTTCCAGGAGCTGGGTCACTTGTGGCGACAGTCCGATGGCGCGATAGTCCATCCCCTCCTCGAGGATCGCTGTTTTTGAGCTGTTACTGAGCCCGCCATAGGTCCGCTCAAATTCCCGCCGCAGGCGATCTCGGGCCGCCTGGTCGTTGAAACTACGCTGAATGGTCAAGACTCCGCGTGGCGTCGAGTCGTTTTTGAAAAAGGCGGCAGCCTGGCGATCGGCAGCCATCGCAGACCCGATTGCCTCGCGGCCCGTCTCTTGCGGATTCATGCCTGCTAAACCCTGGAAGCTGAGCCCCCGGATATGAAGAACGTCGTCAGCAGACAACCGCACTTCTGCCGCGCCCGCTGTCGGCCGATACCAATAGACGAGGTCGTTGTTGATGTCCCGGTCAAGTCGCATTCGGTCAGGTCGGAGCGGCAGCATGTCCACCACGCGCCCCCCGCGGTCCCGGCCCACGTGCCCGTAGCCGTTGCCCCATGTGCACACGTGCCCCTGGATCGTCTGCCGAAGGCGGTAACTCGTGACCTCTTTGTGAGGCTGAAGTTTGAGCAGCTGGTAGAGCGGGTGATCAACGGCCCGCTCCCTCCCTACGCCTCCCTCCAGCCTCCGATAGAGGATGAGCGGCAGCTGGGCCACGCTATTCGCTATCAGGTTGACAGCTGCCCAGACGGCACTGACGCTCAGCATGTTATCGTACGTGACGTCGACGCCGCTCGACGCCTCGCCTGCTAACGTTCTCACCAGCGCAGCATCGCTCGAGGGATGCGCCCTCTGCTGGATGCTCCGGCCCAGGCGGTAGCGCTCCAGCGCAGCCCCAATCATTGGCATCTTCATACGCTCAACAGCCCCCGTTCGTTGTATATAGATGCGCCTTGCGCTCGCGTGGCCCTGTCAATTGCCATAATCAGCGCGACCATCCCGTCGATCCGCTTTGACGAAGACCGCCGGTCTGGCTTTGACGGCTTCAAATTGCCCGCCGGGTCGCTCTTCACTGACATGCAATCGGCTTGCCAGTCGAGCACGGGGTTACCCCCATGCCTCAGGCGTTTGGCCAGAACCAGACGCATGAGCTCCTGTGTCGGACTGTTCATGCTTGCGAACCCTTGCCCGAACTCAACCACATTAAGGCCCAAGTCCATCAGCTGGTTGCTGATCTGGTGCGCGCCCCACCGGTCAAACGCGAGCTCGAGCATGTTGAATTGTGCGAAATCGGCCTCGATGTCGGCCAGGACGAACCCGTAGTCGATGGCAGAGCCTGGCGTGGTGCGCACCAGCCCGTCCTCGACAAAACGCGCATATGGCACCTGATCTCTCCGCGTCCGTTCTTCGATCCCGTCCTCGGGGATCCAAAACCGCGCCAAAACGTCATAGCAGCCCTCGTCGTCCGGGAATACGTGCACCATCGCTGTCAGGTCGATCGTGGACGACAGGTCCAATCCGCTATAGCAAGCCTCGCCGAGGAGGTCGTTCTCGAACACCTCCCCGGCGCTATCGTTCCAAGCGTGGAGATCCAGCCACCGGTCCTCTTGCTCTGTCCACTGGTTGAGCCTCAGCCGGCGAAACGTATTTTGTAGCGCTGGTGTCTGCTGTGCTAGCGCGCAAGACTCGCGCACCCGCTCGATGTCCACTGTGACATGGAGCGACGGGTTCGCCTTTTCCCAGACCTGGGGATCGGTCCACTCGTCCTGGTCGTCCGCGCCGTATATTATCGGCAGAAACGAGGGGTCGTCGACGGCCCCAGTGATTACCTGCCGCGCGTACTCGTGCACCTCCCAGCAAACACTCTGCCGATCATAGCCGGCAGTCGTAAGCGCCAAAACGACAGGCTGCCGCCGCGCATCTCCTGCACCAAAGGTCAGCACGTCCCATAGCTCACGGTTCGGCTGAGTGTGCAGCTCGTCAAATATGACGGCATGCGGGTTGTAGCCATGCTTACTATGAGCGTCACTGCTCAGCACTCGGTAAACCCCGCCGTTCGCGTGCACTACGCGCCGTGTGCTGGCCACAACTTTGCAACGCTTACCCAACGCAGAACTACTCGCGATCATCTCCGCCGCAACGTTGAAGACGATCGATGCTTGCTCGCGATCGCTCGCCGCTGAGTAGATCTCGGCCCCTGGCTCCCCGTCCGCGAAAAGCAGCCGACAGGCGAAACCAGCACCCAGCTCGCTCTTCCCCTGTTTTTTTGGCACCTCGAGGTAGACGGTCCTATACTGCCGAGAACCATCATCGCGAAGCGTCCCAAAAAATCGGCCCACGATTTGCGCCTGCCAGGGCAAAAGCTCGAACGGCTCCCCTGCCCATCGGCCCTTTGTGTGACGAAGGTAACGCGGCCACCAGTCAATGGCCCGCTGCGCAAGCACCGGATGTGTGACTGTCGGGTCCTTCGCCGGGTCGTAGCTCATCTCAGCCGAACACCTTGGGTCTGAGCCGTCGCATAATCGCCCGGGAAAGCCGCGCCCCTAAGTAGACGCCCATCCCAAGACCGGCCGCCACCTGAAACACCCAAAAGGGCAAGGCATCGAATATCTCGCGGGGCATCATCGCCCAACTCATCACAACACCCGACAGGGCGAGGCCGATCTTCTCCCCCACCGACACGCGCGGGGATGGAGCCTGGACGTCTCGCGCAAAATACATCTCTAGTCGAGATCCTCGCCGCCGTCGCCTTCGCCGTCGCCGGCCACCAGCCGCGACCGCGCAGAAGGCGTCATGCCAAATTCGCCCCAATACTGGCGGAGCTCGCGCGAACTCTTTATTAGGTCGTTAAGAGAAGTGTGATCCTGGGCGACTGCCCAGAGCTGGCAATACTTGCCCAGCGCATCGACGTCGCTCCGTTGAAAAACCCCCGCCCGCTCAAATATCGGATATAGCTCTGCCCACTTCTGGCGCGCAGCCTTCCTCTTGAGCCACCGAGGAGGATCTGGAACCGGCCTCCCAAACGACGGCTCGGACCGGTTGAGACGCTCCGTCCGTGTCTCGCCTTCTAACAGTTTTAGTGCCGTCGGCTTCGGTTTTGGGCCAGCGGTTGCCATTCTAACGTGCTCGGCGGGAATCGAACCCGCTAACCGCGAGGGAGGCGCGAAAAAACTCGCGGGCCGCCATGTCGAGCCCCCGGATGTTTCGATTTGGATTGATTCTCACGAAGCTGCGCGCCCGGTCTTGCTTTTTGTCCCAGAGATTTGACCCACTTCTCCCCCCTCGCTCCGTCATGCCGGCCCCTCTACGCGAGAACGAACTGGCACGGCCGCCCGTACTGGCCTCCGCCCCCAGCGCCCATCGACCCGCGCCGTCTTGCTGGAATGGTGGCGCTTGCAGTAGCCGCGCAGGTTGTGGAACGCGTGAGACCCGCCGTCCTTTAACGCTGTGATGTGGTCGACCTCTGTCGCCACCGCGCTACAGCCCAGGCCGCTGCACTGCGGGTGCAGCTGCAGGAACCTGGCACGCACCAGGCGCCATTTTGCGTCATACCCCCTACGGGCTGAAGAACCTCGAGCTCGGTCGTAAGCCGCGGCCCGCTGCTTCGTGTGCTCGGGGCAGCGACTACCCGCCCTGGTCACCGCTTGGCAACCGGGAACCGAACAGGGGCGTGGTGCTCGCTGTGCCATTTGCAACGCGCTAAAAAAACGGAGACGCGTCACCGTCTGAGCGCACGTAATGCGCTGTTGCGGTGACGCGCCTCCGTTTGTCGGTCAGCGCGACCACGCCGGTTGTAGCACGTGCCGACCACTTGCACAAGTACCGATATAGGGCGACAGTTCCTGGCCGCATTTGGCGGCGCTAATTACAGCCGGGCGATCCCCGGCGGAATCTTTTGGAGGATCCCAGTAGGCTCCTGTTTTAAGTGCTAAATCGGTCTCAAAACTCTACGGCAACCTTGTCGGGGACCGCTGCTGCCGGCAGCCTCAGAGGCATACATAGTGACAGCCCGGAACAGACGGGCAGAAGCCGGCGCCGTTGCCGGCTTTTTTACTTCGCCCACCTCGTTCATGTAGTCGGATCCGCCGGGGCCAGCCTCACACGGGTCCTGCGCTCGGTGTCCACCGACACGACGACGCCTTCCTCGATCTTCAAGATCACTTTGCCGTGAGAAATAGAGGCCACTTGGCTCCTAATATAGCTGACCTCGTCGTCAGCCAACGTCTGTGGCGACGACCAGCTCGTTCGTGGCGATGTGTCGGACAGCCCTCTTGCCGACAATGGCCCCACGCTGGTCCCATCGCAGCCCGGTCCCCGGGCTGACGAGGTGTATATCTCCATCCCCAATTATCTCCTCGGCCGCTATATCCCTACGCGCTGCAACGCTTCTCTCCAACTTAGCCATGAATGGCGCCACCGTTGCCGGCACTTTCTTTGTGCCGTTGCCAACGGCCCGCTCGGCGTTCCTTACGTCCCTCAGACATCGCATGACCCCTTCAGGGCCAAGGCTTCCGGCGTGATCTGACCCGACCATAGAGCGGTCGAGCGTGACGTGCTTTTCGATGATACGGGCGCCCGCCATGACCGCCAACGATGGCGATAGAATGCCTGGCGTATGGTCGCTGAAACCGACTTTCCCGCTGACGATTGGGCTCTGCCCGATCGCGGACAGGTTGAGGTCGTCGTATGAGGCCGGATATGCGGACACGCAGTGCAGAACGTGGACGTCTGTTGTCGGTCCTCCGCTCTTCCGTTGTTCCTCGACGATTGTATCAACGGCCCCCTGTGCGTCCTCCCAGGTGCCCATCCCTGTACTGAGAATGACCGGCAGGTGCGCGCGAGCAATGGCCAACAGCAAAGGCTCGTTGCGTAAGTCTCGGGACGCGACCTTGAGCGCATCCGGCTGGAAGTTTTCCAGGATGCCCGCAAGCGCGCCAGGAGAGCACACAGTATCAATGAAGTCGAGCCCCTTCGCTTTCGCGTAATCGTACAGCTCGGCATGGTCGTCATAGCTGAGCTCGAGCGCCCGTCGGTGCTCCCCATAGGTCGCGCCGTAGCTGTTAGGCCCGCCGTAAGGGCGCATGTTCTCCGTCGTGCTCAGCTCTTCGCTCAGCTCACGTTTTTGGAACTTGACAGCGTCGACTCCGGGCAACTGGTTGCCTTTGAAATACACGGGCTGTGCCACAAGGTCGATCAGCTGCTTCGCCAGGGACAGCTCGCCGTTGTGGTTCTGGCCGCATTCCGCGACAAAATAGACATGGTCGGCGGTTTTCATTCTGCCGGGTAGCTTTGCGACCCGCCGCTCGATTTTCCAACGTGTAGCGCTCCGCTGTACGGCTTCAAAATCCCTCCGACCCGCAGCTCGGGGCGCTCCTCAAGAACACGCGTAATTTGCCTGTAGTTCTGGGGGATCTGGCCGCAAATATCCACGACAGCCGCCACGCGATCAGCATCAACCGAGTGGTCTACCGACAAAGACACGCCCGCCCCTTCGAGGTCGTGTGGCATCACCAATCCAAGAACACTAAAAGCGTGACCGCAGTAGAGCCCGTACGTGACGTGTTCCCTGGTTTGCTCGCTGTCCTCGACACGCAACAACGCCTCAGCTTTCACCACCTCCGGCAGCATGCCGATCCTGGTTTGACACGCTGGGACGCCACTCTTGGTGCACCACGTGCCGTAGTCGTAAGACCCCTGGGTGCCGTCCTTTATGAGTCGATTCGACATGGTCACATTGAGCAGCGGCATATCGCCGCACACTCTCACCAAGTAATCCGGCGAAGCCTCGGATATTACGGCCTTAAACCTCGCATACACGTTGTGCTCGTCTCCCCGATACACCTTGAACCCAAACGCTCGCGCCCAGACAACGAGGACATCGTCGGCCGGCTTGTCGCTGGTGACCAGCCACGACTCGTCGACGTCGAGCGCGCGCATGCTCCGCATTATGTGCGCCACCATAGGCTCGCCGCGTAGTGGGGCGAGGACCTTCCCAGGATAGCGCGTTGACCCCATCCGGGCCTGTAGCACGGCAACAATCCCGGTGTTCAAGGCTTCCTCGCGATAATGACCAGGGAGTTGTCCCTCTGGTCGTCGTGAATGTGCTCGATCTTCATCCCCAAAGACGAAAGGTAGGCATCAAGCCCTACGACCTGGCCCACGTTGACGACGTCGGGCAACCCCTCTGCCGTGAATATCCGATGATGCACGTCGCGCACGGTAGGCGCCCAGACGAAAGCCCCCCGAACGCTCGGCACATTCGCCATAAAATGGCCGCCCTTCGGCAGCCTCTCCACGGCCATCGGCACTACCTCTTGGAACTCCTCGTCGGTGAGATGCTCGAGCGCGTGAGAGCTCCAGAACGCGCGCAACAAATGCGGCCACTCGTCAAACCTGCTGCAAGCAACCTCCCTGCCCCATATGTCCCTCCCTAAAACGTCACAGACGCGAGTCTGGAGGCCGAGAGGCCCCAGCGCGCCCCCGAAATCGCAGACAGTCCAGCGAGCCTTGGGAAGTCTGGCGACAATCTCCGCGCGCATGTGATAAACACCAGCCCACCGCCAGACACCGAACCGCTCACGGGCCTCTTGGGTCCCGTGGCGGCCTTCCCAGTCCCCCGCCATGAATTCCCGGTATTCGTCTGTGGCCAAAACACCATCTCCAAATGGGCACAGGCGGTCTACGTTTGCGCCCTTCGATCCGGGCGAGCGCCGACCCTCCACGCTCACGCTATCTCCAAACCTCATATCAGTGCCTATGAGCATTGCCGCCGTCGCGGTGGCCGTTGGACTTCGTCTTTAAAAGCAGAGCCTCTAAAAGGTCGTCGATGTGGTCCCGCACCTGCCTCAAGCAGAGCGCGGCATCCTCTTCGTGATACGGCAACTCAAACAGCCGATCGACCGCCTCAAGCGCCCGCTCGGTCAAACTCATAGGGGTAGCCATGCCAAACACTACCACCCCCCACATGGCCCCCGATACCCCCGCCCCCCGCTCTCACAAGAACCGCAAAAATATCCGCGCCGGGGGTTGACATAAATAGACTGCCACCATTACAATATTGTCACGGTGGTTGTCGCAGACAACAAAACAAACCGGGGCTCTGGCCTCGAATCTTTGGAGGCAAACATGGTTTGCACCTCGTCCAGCCGATCCGGCTCCGCTCCGACTCTCGCTCAGCTCAACGCTCTTCGCAAGGAGTACCGCGCGATGCTCGAGGCTCTCCAGGGTGAGTACCTCAAGGAGTGGGCGCCAGGTCATCTCTCCTGGAAAGACGAGTTTGTCTCGGTACTGCCACGGTCTGAGTCTGTGGAAGCCTTCGGTGACGCCGCCGAGTTCTTTACCGGTTCTCGCCTGACCATCTTGAGCCGCGAGGACAACGGGGACGCCGTCGTTCACTGTGCCGGGTATTACGTCGGCACGGGGGAGGCCAGCTGCTGCTCACTTCTCAAGTGAGCGCGGCCGCGCGCTCGCCTCTCTCGCCCCGACGAGGCCGGATGGCTACCGGCCGAAACGCAGCTCCCGCTGCGTCGGCGAAAGCCAAGGAGTCAGAAGAAATGCCACAGACGACCGAGACCGGCGACCGGTACCAGGGCGCCGGCGTATCGTGGGGAGCTATCCTCGCCAGAACAGCGCGAGTGCCGCGAGTCTTCCTGGACGACCATGTAGAGCGCGACCTGCCGTGTCCTCCGATACGGCGGGAGACGAAGCGCCACTACTGGGTGTGTGTCGACCATCCGGACGCGTCTGAGCTGTTAAACGATGCCGCCCACTATGCCGACCCCTACGGCCGGCCGGACGGAGAGGAGTACAACGGCTTGGTGGCCAGCGCCCGTGCGACGAAGCAAGCGCTACTCGCGGCAAAAGTAACTGGCCTCGCCGATGATTGGACGAGGGAGCGGCCAGCATGCGCACGAAAGGATCTTCGAACGGCACTCGCAATATCCGTCGAGGTAGATAAGCAGAACGCCCCGGCCGAGGGAACGGACTGATGGTGGTTAAAGAGGCGGGAGTAGTCGCCCGGCTGCGGTCAGCCCTGGAGCGGATAGAGCAACTGGAGGCCCAGCTCGCTGCGGCCCGCAATCTGCCGCGGTGTCCGTGCTGCAAGGAGCGGATCTTATGTACGCAGTGCATGGCAGACCCAGAGGCTCAGCGCTTCTTTGACCGCCTGGAGGCGAGGACGCCGGGAGTCAGGCTTGATTAGCCCGGAGCCCCGCGCCCAAGAGCACACGTTGGGCAGGATCGACATCACCCAGGAGGACTTTCGCCGCGTGTTCCACGAGCACGGCGCGGACCCGGCGCTGCGCCTCCTCGCTACGAGCGTCCCGCTCTTGAGCGGTGATGAGTCGCGGGCCATTGGCTTGTGGCTGAGAGAGAGGGCCGCCGAGGGAGGAGATGCAGGGCTGCGCGCCGCCGCGGCATGTCTCCTGCATATCGCGACGCTAAAGGAAAGGGAGGGCGAATGAAGCCCGAACAGGTAGAGATGCTCAGACGGCTCACTGGAAAGTCTTCCCCCTTGGGGGTGTTCACTGTCGCGGCCGACCGGGCGATATCGTGTATCAACGA